ATGGGTAAAGGCGCAGTATTCCAATTAGGCAACTGGCCCACATATAAAACAGGAGACATTGATTTCCTACGCATGAGTCGTATACAACGAGTCATTGCACTTGACCTTGGATTGGTCAATGACAAAACAGTTATTACCTTAATGTATTGGGAACCATATGAGCGAACTGCTTACTTACATAAACAAATTGTTGTGCAGGGTATTGAAGAAGCAGTCCCCACTCAGTATATCAATCATTTGCTTCGTCCTGAAGTGTTTGGCACTCCTATTGTTCTTCCTGCTGACGCATCTACTGCTGGCAGATACACTATGAGTGCTAACAGCATTCGTGAGTTATTTGAGTCATACGAACTAAATGTAATAGACAAAGCAATTATGAATCCACCAGATTCACAAGGGCGTGTTACCAACCACAAAGCATATGGTATTAACCAAATGCGCCAAATGCTAGAAGTTGGCAACCTAATGGTCAATGAGAATTGCACCCATTTCTTAAACGAAGCACAGAATTATTTTGTAGATGAAAAAGGAAGATTTAGTGATCCAGATGACTGTATTGATAGTTGTAGGTATGCTTTATTGGCTTGCTTACAAGGTATAGCAGAACCCTGGGACAACAAAACACCGGGCCAACGAATGGCATCGCAAAGAGATAGATATATCACAAAAGATTACAGTAAAAAACCAAGTTGGAAACAAGCATATGACCCAAATTAAATTTATTTGTGCAATAGAAGACAACACAATGATATTATGTGAGCGTCATTCAAAAGCATTTGAAATAGCCGCAATGACAGCAATGACACCACACACCATCTATGAACTAGATGAAGAAGATGCAGAACACACTGACTGTCACGCATGTAATTTACAGGAAGAATTAAATCGTCCTAGAATTATCATGCCCGGGGAGTTTCATTGAGCCTAAAGAGCCCTGTTAATAAAACGCTAAATAATAGTATCTAAAGGGCCGCAATAATTATGCTGAACATTAAAACAATTCCAGTGCAAGACATTAATCAAAATAAGAAGATTAATGCTACATTTGTGCGGATGAAAAACCAAATGGATGTCAAAATGGCATCTTATTTGCGTTACTTGGGAACAAAGAACGCAGTTAACCGCGCTAGTGACTATCACTACCTGTGCCTAGCAGTTACAGAATCAACTGCTCCTGTAAACGGCATTGACTATATTCACCCTACAGTAAAACCTGTTGTTGATTATGCCACAGCAGTTATTGCCAAAGGACTTATGCCCAATGGCGAAATTAACTTTGAGTTTGTTGCTGATGACGAAATGGATGAAGAAGCCGCACGCCAAGCCACAAACATGGTTAGTAAAGTTATTAACCAAATGAATGATCCTCACTTTATTCTAGAGCGTTGGATCATGGATGCCGCAATGCACAAAAACGGTATGATGATGATCAAGCCTGTGCGTGAATTTGTTACTCGTTATGTAGAAACAGAAGGCACCAACGAACAACTAAAAGCATTTGAATTACAAGCCGCTGAATCTGGACTTACAACACTACGCCAAAACAAACGCCAAGTCACAGTAATGATGGACAAGGCCATGGCAGAGATTACTCAGTTGTTGGGCGAACAACAAGGTGAACTGGCCAATGAACTAGTAGACAAACATGTGGCTAGTATGCGTAACGCAGATGAAGAAGACAACTATGCTGAATTGGCAGCAGGACAAGCAGAAGTTCTAACAAGCCAAGCAACTGGACAAGAAGAAATTATCAATGCGGCAATTACACGCAACACAATCTATAAAGCCAAATATAAAGTAACTGGTTATAACATTAATGTTAGATTCCATCCTATTGCACAGCACTACTGGGTCTGTGATCCTACTGTTGCTGAAATGAAAGATCAACCATTCTGTGGTTACTTTGATCCAATGTCAATACAAGAAGCAGTTGAATTATATCCTGACTTGAATGGTGACTTAGATAACTTCCGTGAATTTGCTGAATACAACCAAAACGGTGCGTATCAAGCAGGTAGCGTATTAAACAACTTGGCTATTCACGCCAGAGATTCAGTGCCAGTCATGGGTATTCCAGTATCCAGTGCGGCAAGTGCAGATCCAGACAGTCGTCAAGTATCAATTGTAACTGTATGGAACAAATACGACATTGATGGTGATGGTGAATTAGAACTAATTGAATTGATCTACTCCGGCAGTTACATTATCAGTGCTAGAGAAGTAGAGTTTATTCCTGTTGCTAATATGTGTCCAAAACCACTACCAGGCAACTTCTATGGAATGAGTATTGCTGAAAGTGTTATTCCAATGCAGGAATACTCAACATCAGCGGCTAGAGCAGAGATCCAATTGGGTCTATTAACTGCTACTCCTCGTATTGGTGTCAAGCCAGACAAGTTAGACTTTGAAATGTTACAGGATGGCGAAGCCGCTATCTTTATTTTGGACAGTAAATTTGATCCAGCAAAAGACATTTACCAAATTCCTCCTCCAAGCGGTAACCTAAACTTCTTGGAAGTTAGTATGAACCGCATACAAAAAGATACTATGGCCATGGTTGGTATGACTACTCCCAGTGATGTATTTAATCCAGAAGTCATGGCACCAGGTAACAGCGGTATCAAACTACAAATGGCACTTACGCCAAACCAAATTATTCAAGACAACACAGTTCGCAATGCGGCTGAAGGCTTGAAAGAAAGTTTATACTTAATTTGGCGCACACTGATTCAATACGGTGATGACTATGGTGTTAAGAAATTAGCAGCCAGTTGCAGACCAGACAAAAAGCCAGAGTTCATGGATTATACAGCATGGGACAACATGTCCAGCATGATAGACCGTAAGCAATTGACATTGGAACTAGCCCTGGGTATGAACAGTGAAGAAAACGCACTAAACAGATTACAAATTATTCAAAAGAGTCAAAGTGGTCTAATGCAAAGTGTTCAAAGCATGGTTCAACAAGGAACTATGACACCTGAAATGTATAAGAAAGTTAAAAAGCCTTATGCTGATACACTATACACATTAGGTGTTAAAGACTGTGATGTTTACTTGCCAACTGATGAAGAAATTGCAACTATGATGAAGCAAGCAGAAGAAGCACAGAAGAATAAGAAACCCAACGCACAAGATCAGAAGTTTGCGGCTGATGCTGAATTGGCACAGGCCCGAGCACAACAGATTGCCGCTGAGGTTGCTGGTGAAGATGCTGAAAGTCAAATGGACTTTATGGCTTTGGCCATGGGCGAACCAAAGGTGTATTCTTAACGCTAAATAAACACATAATAGAATAGCATATGATAGACAACAATACAATAGATTTTTACAACAGCAGACTAACAGTTGATCTAAGTCAACTTAGTAAACTGAGCCCAAGTCAAACTGATCAAGTTAGACATTACGGAAGTCTTGCTGAAGCATTATTGAAGAACAGAGATTTAGCAATGTTTGTTCATCATTTTAAATTTAGTCTAGCAGATGAACTTGCGGCCATTCGCAGTCATACTGTAGACGACAATACTCGCAGAGTTGCTTTAAGCAATGAACTAGCAGGTATTGACAATTTCGTGAATAGCCTTAAACGGGCTGTTTACTTAAAGAACCGTATTGGTAACACTAATGAAGTGCCCAATACTTAATTAAGGAAAATAAATGGAAACAACGATAAGTCCTAACCAGCCAACAGCGCCGGCGGCCACTGATCAAAGTGCAGTCCCAAGTTTGGATAGTATTGCCACTAAAATGACCGCTATGCGTGAAAACACACAGCGTAATCTAATTAGACAGCAAGCCGAACAAACTGCAACAGGAGCAGATGATGCGGCAGCAGATTCAGCCTCTGTGGCACCCAATATGGAAGCCGAAATTGGTGATACCAACAGCGAAGATTATGACAGCGACAATCAAGAAGCAGCCGCCCCTGAAGAGGTAAGCACTGATAGTAATGATTCTACAGCAGATGAACTAATAGACTTTGTTGAGTTCGCAGAAACGAACCCAAATGCCAAATTCAAATTTATGAAGAATGGTAAAGAAGTAGTTATTGATGCTAAGAAAGCCGCATCTATTCTTGGTCAAGGATCAGCAATACATGAAGAAGCAAGACAGTTGAAAGTGGAACGAGCAGAATTTGACGAGTATGTTAATGAGTCAAAAAATCGCCAAGATCAACTTACATTAGCAATGGAATTTACGGTTGAACCTAAATTGAAAAAAGCATTTGATGAAATTGTTAAAACACAAAGTTATCAAAATACATTTCAACAACAGTTAGCCCGTGCGACGAACCCTACGGATATCGCTAGGATTCAAGCAAACATGGCACAGAATGAACAGTATATACGACAGCAACAAAAGCAGATTAATCGTTTGCAACCTGCCGTAGAACAGTTCAAACAGATTCGCAGTCAGCAAGTAGGACAGGCTTTGACTACTGCTCGTAAAAATTTCCAGGATAAGGAATTAAGAAACGAGTATGTATACAACGAACTTCGTGAGAAGATTGAAAAAGCATATCCTGGATCAAGACGCGAAGTAGTGCCTGGTATTCCTAACATTGACCTCATCGCCGGTGATGAAGCATTGTTAAGTTTGGTTAGAGATGGATTACGCTATCGCGATAAGCCCTCAACTAAAACTGCTGGTGCAAGTATGGCGCAATTAACACAACGCAAAGGAAGCAGTAACACTGGCAAAAGTTCAAATGACAACATTGAAAAACTTCGTGAACAAGCCAAGGCCGGTGATAAGAAAGCCGGTGATAACCTACTAATGCAACGACTACAGAGTATTCGTGGCGGTAGGAGATAATTTTAAAGGAGCCTTAAAATGGCAATTATTGCAACATCTGGCGTCGGTGGTATTGGTAACGGAACCACAGCATATGGCGCGGACATCGTAGTTAAAGACTTGGATCTAGATGTATCCAATCGTGTAAAAGACGATACACCTGTTTTAAACATGTGTATGAGCAAAAAGCGTAAAGTTAACTCTACGCTACCACTATGGACTGACGACATCTATCGCACTCCAGGAGTTCAAGCGCAAGTTGAAGGCGCACAAGTTAGTTCTGCTAATGCCCAAAGCAATCAGCGTTTCAACTTGGGTAACTATACACAAATTTTCAGCACAACTATTGCCGCAACTGGCACAGCCCGTGCTGTAATGCAATCTGGTGGTGATCCACAAGCATATCAAGAAGTCAAGCAATTGATTGAATTGATGTTTGATGTGGAATTACAATTAGTTCGCGCAGACCAAATCGGCACAAAGTATGCTGGTCAAACTGGAACAGCCTCTGGTCTACCAGCAGGTCAAACTGGTCGTCGTATGGGTTCATTGGCTTCATTTGCAGGCACAATCTCCATCAACGCAGCCGCAGGTTCTGGTTCATTGACTGGTGTTGATACTTTCATCAACAACGAAGATACCGATGTGGCCGTTCAAGCAAGTAACGCTTTCCGCGTTTACTCTAATGGTAGTTCTTTCCTAAGTGGTTCATTTACTAACCAGGAATTTAGCCCAGCATTGTATAAGCAATTGGTAACAGTTGCTGAACAACGCTACAACGCTAAAATCCGCACAGTAGTTGCTCCAACAAGCATCCGCACTTCAATCAGCGATAACATTCCTCAGTCAAGAGGTATCAATCGTGTTGATAGTGCTCGTGGTGATACAATTCAAACTTACGAAGGTGACTTCAACTATACATACGAAATTATGGACAGTTGGATCATGGACAGCGTAAACGCCAATGCAATTTACTTCTTGAATGAAGAAGTTGTTCAGTGGGGTAGTTTGCGTGACCTAGGTCCTAACAACGAAGTATTCAGTAACGCTGACGCTTCATTGGATCAGTTCATCATGGAAGGAACATTGATTGTTCGTAACCCAGCAGGTGTTGGTTTGTTAAACAACATCAAAGCAGGCACAGCCGCACAAGCAAGTTTACCAGCCGCTCGTAATGCCGCTTATGTAAGCCGCACAAACATCGGCCCAGGCGATGTTACTCCTTAATTCTTAATTGGATTAAGTTAACACAAAAAGGCTACTTCGGTAGCCTTTTTTACTGACTTTAAAAACGCTAAATAATACTATGAGCAACAATCAATATGACTACCTGGACGGACCAGATCCAGAAAAAAACCTAGACTATTATCGCCAAGATCATGGTGGTATGGTCACAACACACAATGGAGTAGCAGATAAACTACTTCAAAACAATGACCTTTATCGCAGTATGAAAGGTGATTGGACACGCACCGCAGCCAACCGCAGTGGCAACATCATTGTTACTACTGGTCGTGAAGACGGCAAGTTTTACATCAAGCGTGAACAATTAAATGATGAAGCAATCAAACAAGGTGTTAGAAACTACAGAGCAGCCGCAGAAGCCGGCGTGCCTGATCCACTGGCACCCATAGGTGATGATGGCAAACTTTCATTCAAGTGGATGGATCTGCCCACAGTTATTGCTGTGCGTATCAGTGATCAATATTTTGACGGTATTCCTTGGACTGCGTTAAAACATGACAGAACACTAAAAGCACAATTTTATAGAGTTGTTCAAGAAGAATACCCAGAGTATGTTTGCTATCCAGGTGGTAAACTGCCTATCCCAGTTGCGGTTCCATACCCAACTCGTAAGGGTGAGAAGAAATATTTTAGAGGACATTAATAATGTATACCGTTCCCACAGCAGATGCGCTTGTAGATTATATCAAAGACTTTACAGGCAGCACAAACACAGCAGAAATCAAGCAATGTATTTTCCTTGGTGAGTTATCAATGCGTAACATTGAGTTACCCGCATTGCGTAGCGATCCTTATGACCCACAATATATTGGTGTTGTAGATGCCGAGGGCGGTATTCCAATTCCAGGTGACATGAACAAGCCAATCTTGTTTTTTAAACAAGGCACACAATACATTACCAGTGCTACAGCAACAGGCACTAATGGTCAATTAACAATTACATTGGCGGCCGCAACATCAAGGCCTTTGAGTGCTGGCATGTTGGTCACAGGCACAGGTATTGCAGTTGGTGCTACCATAGCCAGTATTGCTGGATTAGTAGTAACACTGAGTCTAGCCAATACAGCCACAGTAAATGGCACAGTGACATTTCAAACATATACTGGCACTGGCACCAATAGCAGTCAAACAGGTCCATGGATTGTCTATGACCGTATTGGTGACAGAGATATTATTACACAGGGTATGATTGCTCAGTTGTATTTGAGTCCAGTTAATGTGCCTGCAGTTATTCGCGGCAAATTTAGTGAAGTAGCACAGAAGTATAAGTTTTTACCCTATGCCGCTGAAGGCGATTTGGTCAACATGTATTACTACAAAGCATGGCCAATTTTGTTCAGTCCAGTAGCAGACATTTTAATCAGTGCCACAGGCACAGTGGCTTCAGTTGCGGGTGCGTCAAGTCCTTGGACTGTGGTTCTTACCAATTTAGTAGACACAGCAGGTGTAACTGTTGGTTCTAGAATAACAGCCACAGATGGCACAGGAACTATCAGTAATGGTGGTATTATCACAGTGGCCAGCGTAGACAGCGCAACACAACTAACAGTAACAGTAACATCAGGAACTATACCAACTGTTGGTAATATTTCTAACATCAAACTAACTGATTTAAATACACAAACTAATCCGGTATTACAAACTTGGCCAGAAGGTTACATTTACAGCACATTGCGTGAATACTATATCAAGCGTCACAATGAAGCAGATGCAGGCACTTATGAAACAAAGTTTAGACTTGCTTGGGATGCTGTTACAGATCAAAACAACTTAGGTAAATGGAGTGGTGGACACACAAGACTATCCAGCATTTGGCAACCACGACAGTATCGCCAATACAATATTAAGTAAGGAAAACAACGATGCCAAGTTTATATGAATCAACGGCGAATACAGGTGAAGTAAGTTCAAGCAACTTTACCACGCTGTATAACGCAAGTGGACTACTAGTTCCCAATGCAGGTGCTGGTAGCATTACTGGTAATTTGAATGTAGGCGGTAATTTAACTGTTCAAGGCAGTAGTTTGTTAATTGGTGAAGTAACACTACAAAGCACATTAAGTTTACCCAACTACACATTCCCACTGCCAGATGGTAGCACAGATCAAGTTTTAGTCACAGATGGTAATGGCAACTTATACTGGACTGATGTCAGTGCTATTCCAGGTGCTGACTACAGTATCAGTGCAACAACAGCCACAGGTGGTGCTAACCTAACACTGGCTAACACAGCAGGCTTTACAGACTCAGTTAAACTGGCTGCTGGCACAAACATGAGCATTGTTAGAACAGATGCTAACACAATTACCATTGCCACAGTGGCAGACAATATTCCAGATGGCACGGCCAATGGACAAGTGTTGGTATGGCAAAATTCAGCGTGGACTGCCAACAACACCATTCGCAGTAATGCCGCAGGCAATCGTTTGGTTGCCACATATGAAAACGCTGGAGCCGGTCCTAACTCAGCGCTGTTTGTGCGTAAAGATTATACCGCAACAAATTACAGTAGTGCAAACAATGACGGTGTTGGTATTAACTTTAGCCTGGCCAGCACAGCACAGGGTATCAGCAGTTATGGTGTGCTTAATTATGAATACAGCGCCACTGATCCACAATTTACAGTTGGCAGTTCAATTGACAACTTTGCTACAACAGGCACAACTACATTATTATTAGATAAGTCTACACTAAATTTATACGCACCAAATATTACTTTAAACAAAGATCAAACAGGTGTGCCCTCATTAAATGCCAGCATTACTGCTGAGCGTGGTTCAAGCACAAATGCTACAATTACATGGGATGAAGCAGATGACCGTTGGGAACTAAACTACGAATTGTTAGCCCCAGGTCTTCAAGGTGGTAATGTTCAAATTGGCTACAGTGGCGGCGACAATGAAATATACATTGGCGGTGAAGATTTAGAGATAAACACTGATGGTAGCCATGTAATCCAAAGTAACAGCCCAATACAAACAACTGCTCAATCAATGAGTATCAACAGCGACAACACAGCCGCTGACAGTTTCTTATACCTAAAAGGCACAACAGAATTTTTAAAGTGGAATAACACAGATACACGCTTTGAATTCAGTGACCAATTGTATATCAGTCAGGCTGAACCTCCAGCCGTATTTGAACGCAGAACATCGGCTGCCGATACCAGCCCATATGAACTAAAAGCAGGCCTTAAATTAATAAACCGTGTTACTGACGCTGCCAATAATGATGTAGTCAACACTGGTCCAACAGTTATATTTGGTAGAACCAGCGGTGCCAGTGATCCCACTGAAAGAGTATTTGCTGGCATGGGCAGCGCATGGGATGGTGCTACCGGAACTGCTCAGTTGCAATTTACTTGGACTAATGACAACTTTAGTGAACCAACACCTGGTAACTTTCCAGGCACATACACATTATTAAGATTAGAAAGTGATGATTCTACATTTTACAACAACAGCCTTTTTATTGATTACTCAGCCGCTGGACTTCAACAAACTGCCACAAGTATCACTGGAGGCAACACGCTGGTATTTCCTAGTGCTCATGGCTTTGTGGTTGGTGAGCGAGTCAAATACATGTCAACCACTCAAAATGGTTTGACACAATTTAATTTTTATTATGTTATTGCCGCAGGTTTTACAACCACACAATGTAGACTTGGATTAACATCAACTGGCACAGCAATTGCACTGACCAACGGCACAGGACTAACTTTAAACTTTGCTGAACTTATTAACCAAGTTGGTATCAACACAGGCACGCCCAACTACACATTAGATGTAAATGGTGAATTAAATGTTTCCAGTATTATTACTGTTCAAGGTGATGCTATCACTGTCAATAGTGACAAAACCGATCAAGATGTTTATGTAAACTTTGGTCGTGTTGCTCCAAGTGCTAATGCGGCTATTCGTTGGAACGCTACTACAGATAGTTTTGAATGGAGCGAAGACAGTTCAACATGGCACGACTTTATTGATGCTACTATTACTAATCCGCAACAAGGTCAGTTACTTACATATGATGCTGCCAGCACTGAATGGATCAACAGCAGTTTAATTGTTTTTAATGACACTACATATCGTCCTAATTTCCAACAAAAATCTGGTGTATATGGCAGAACAAGTTCTGGCGCCGCAGTTAGTAACAATACTGGTGTAGTTCCATACTCAACTGCTGATGGTAGTAGTTTTTTAATGGGTATCGACAGTGACAGTCAAAGCCTGGCTTTTATAGGTAGTTTAAGCACAGCATATAACACTACTGGCGATCATGAAATTAGATTAAGCACCAGCACAAATAATTTTGTCAGCGACAAGATAACAAGTATTACTGGTGGCAACACATTGGTGTTTAGTGCGGCGCATAATTTTACTATAGGCGACAAATTAACATACGCAAGTCCAACAACAAATGGTTTGGTATACGGCACAAGTTATTATGTTATTGCCGCAGGATTTACAACTACACAATGTCAAGTAAGTTTAACATTGGGCGGTAGTGCAGTTGCGTTAACTAACGGCACTGGCTTGTCATTATACATGTATAACGGCACAAACAGACTTGTTACTGTTACTAATGCTACATTAGAATTAAGTGCTCCTACTATTTTATTAAATGCTGTAAACACTGGCATACCATTTACAGGCACAGCAGGCATTGAAGTTGAGCGTGGAACAACAGGTGCTAACCAATATTTTAATTGGAATGAAACATTTGATTTTTGGAACGCCAGTGGTGACTTGTATGTTGACAATGTAGCAATTGGTGGTGTAGCACTAGCCACTAACGGCAACAACATTTACTATAACAATGAAAATACCAATCCGCCAGGTGATTGTAATTTAATTGTCAAGTCAGGTGTAAGCGCAGGTGTTGATGCTAACTTTAGATGGAATGACACAACCAATAGATGGCAAGACACTATTGATGGCACAAACTATTTTAACTTACCAAATCAAAACTTAGACACTAATAGTGCTGTAAGTTTTAGTGAAGTCAGCATTGACGGTGTTACAACTTACAACAGCCAAACAACTACAACTACTTCAACAGCCGCAACAGCAATTAGTAGCACTTCAAGAGCAAGTCAAAAATCAGTTATTAGAATTGTAGATAATGTTACAGGCGCTGTTCATATGTTAGAAGCATTGGCATTTTTCCAAGGCTCAACAGCGTATCTAACAACATACGCAGAAATGTATTCAAGTGCGGCATTAGCCACATTTACAGCCACTTATAGCGGTGGATTTGTTAACATCATCGCTACACCGGCAAGTGCTAATTCAACCACATTTACAGTGGCTAGAGTTAGTTTAGATTAAACATAAGGATTGTGTGAATTATGGCAAACGAAAAATTTAAAGTAAAATTTGGCCTAGCAGTAGGTGATACTGCGGCCACAGTAGATGGCACTACAGGTGACATTAATACAAATGGTAGTATTACTGCCAACCAAAACTTACAGATCAACGGATCA